GGGATATCCGCACCCCCCCCTACCCCCATCCCCCTTTTTCACTATGTCAAGCATTATTTTTTTTATTTTCAACGAAAAAAATATAAAGTTGGCACGAAAATTGCTTTGGATGCAAATAACAATCAACCTCAACAACAAAACTTGGCACGAAAATTTCCCAACCCAAAAAAACAAAACTTGGCACAAAAAACCTCCTATCAATTTGTCAACCAAAAAACAAATATAAACTTGGCACGAAACAAGCGCTGTTGCTTCACACTAAAAACTATGAACCGAATGGCGAACCGAATGGCGAACCGTAAATGAACCTTTTTCGAGTTGATTTAAACTTGTGATTTTAGTTGTTTTAAACTATAATTTACAGTCACTTACCGTTAAATATAAAAGGTTTCCAATGGCTAAAAAACCGTTTAATAAAGACAGTAAACCGCAACCGGAATTTTTCAAAAAAGATGTTAAAGCAGTTGAGAAAAAAGAAAAAGCAATTTCAGATTTGAGAAAGGAAACTTCACGGTTAGCAAGCATGGCAAATAAACGAATCACTAGACTTGAAAGAAACGATTTAAAATCTAGTCCGGCATATAAAAATTATATAGCCGATGGACGGGGGCGTTTTGGAGTTGCTGGAAAGACTTATAATCAGGTTCAATCCGAATTAGCAAGGTTACGTAAATTTATAAACAGTGAAACATCGACTGTTAGGGGGGCTGGTTCTGTTTTAAAAAGTATGGCTGCTAACACTGGAATAAAATATAAAAACATGAAAGATTTAAAACAAAAATCAGCAAAGTTTTTCGAGTTATCTAGTAAGGTTGAACAATATTTAAGAACGGTTGACGATATGGCTAGCGCCGTAGGGTATCAAAAAATATGGGAGGCAGTAAACCAATATACTAGGGACGCAAAACTAAAACTAGGTAATGGCGGAAATGATATAGATTCTATGGTTAAAGCGGTTACAGATGCTATAAAAGAATATGATGAACCTGTTCCGTTATGGGCTGGTACGGGCTGGTATTCTTTAAAATAAATTCATCCAATTAAAAGCAGGTTATGATGTTTAAATATTCTGAAATAATTGGGTTATTAGACGAATTAGAATACGAAACAATAAAAACAAATAAAAAAATCAGTTATATAAATTTACCATGTGGGTTCGATATTGAAACCAGTAGTATTAAAGTTGGGGAGGAAAAAGCGGCTTTTATGTATATTTGGGCTTTAGGTATCGGTCACAATAAAGGGGTTTATTATGGTAGAAATTGGTCTAATTTCTTACAGGTTTGTGAGCTATTACAAAAAACACTAGGTTTAAACAATGAAAAAAGGCTAGTTGTTTACGTCCATAATTTGGGTTATGAATTTCAGTTTATGCGTAAATATTTTAAATGGGTAGAAGTTTTTTCTGTAGGTGAACGTAAACCAATAAAAGCATTTTGTGATTATGGTATTGAATTTCGTTGTAGTTATATATTAAGCGGTTTCTCGTTGGCTAACACTGCTAAAAATTTGGTTAAATTTAAAGTTAAAAAACTAATAGGCGATTTAGATTATTCCCTCATAAGAACCCCTGAAACCCCACTAACAGCCCCTGAAATGGAATACGTAAACAATGATATAGAAATAATAACCGCCTATATCACGGAACAATTAGACCTATATAAAGACGTTTCAAAAATTCCTATGACCAATACAGGAAGGGTTCGGAAACACGTTAGAGAAGAATGTTATTATTCTAAAAGCAACCATAGAAAAAGCAGCGGTTCAAAATATTCTAAATACAGGAAAATAATGATGGATTTAACCATTGAACCCGAAAGTTATACCCAATTAAAACGGGCTTTTATGGGAGGGTTTACCCATGCAAACGCAAATTATCAGGGGCAAACTTTAAGCCAAGTTTCATCTATTGATTTTACGTCTAGCTACCCTGCGGTTATGGTTTCCGAAAAATTCCCTATGAGTCGTTTTAAGGAAGTAGAAATAAAATCAATTGAGGAATTAGATCAATATTGTTTAAAATACGCTGTTGTTTTTGATGTTCAATTTAAAAATTTAGAATGGAAATTAAGCCAAGAAACTTATATAAGTGAGTCGAAATGTTTCGAGGTATCAAATCCGACTATAAATAATGGGAGAATTGTTAGGGCTGATTCTATTTCAACAACCATTACTGAAATAGATTATGAAATAATGAAACAAGTATATTCTTGGGAGGGGATAGCAATTGGGAAAGTTAGATTTGCCCATAAAAATTATTTGCCGAAACCAATAATAAAATCAATTTTAGATTTGTATCAGGATAAAACAATTTTAAAAGGGGTAGAAGGTAGCGAAGTTGAATATATGCTATCAAAAGGAATGTTAAACTCAATTTATGGTATGAGCGTAACCGATATAGTAAAAGACAATGCAATTTATGATGATGAATGGGGAACTGAAAAAGTAGACGTAACGGAAGAAATAACAAATTATAATGAATCAAAAAACAGATTCCTTTTTTACGCTTGGGGTTTGTGGGTCACGGCATACGCTAGAAAAAATTTGTGGACTGGAATAATCGCAACGGGTGACGATTATGTTTATAGTGATACAGATAGTTTGAAGGTTTTAAACTATGATAAATACAAACCCTATATAAACTGGTTTGATAAACAAATAATTCAAAAAATGGAAAATATGTGTGATTTTTATAATTTTGATAAAAAACTATTATCTCCTAAAACTAAACAGGGGCAAATAAAAACAATCGGGGTTTGGGATTATGAGGGAACATATTCTAAATTTAAAACATTGGGAGCCAAACGCTATTTAACATTAGAAGGGGATGAACTAGCGTTAACCGTAGCAGGTTTAAGCAAACAAAACGGTTTGGATTATATGCGTGAATTAGCGGGAAACGATGAAAACGTATTTTCAATATTCAATGATTCTTTATATATTCCCGCTGATAGAACAGGTAAAATGACCCATACCTATATTGATGATGAATTAAAATTCAAATGTATTGATTATTTAGGGAATGAATCAACTTTAAACCCGTTAACTAGCGTACATTTGGAAAAATGCGATTTCACTTTAAACGTAGCAGATCAATATAAACAGTTTTTAACAAACCTTTCAAAAGGTTATATTTATAAAGGGGTTAAACACGTATGACTATTTTTTACAATACAGCAAAAATAGATAAGAAAAACGCTACCTATAATATGATTTTCGGGGAACGTTCAAACGGTAAAACCTACGCCCTATTGCGTAAATCATTAATCAATTATTTTAATGATGGTTCTCAAATGGCGTATGTTAGACGTTGGAAAGAAGACATAACAGGTAGAAGGGCACAGCGTTTATATTCTGGAATAAACGAAAACGAGGAAGTCAAAAAACTATCTAAAGGGCTGTTTACAGGTATCCATTATTGGGCTGGCAAATTCTACCTATGCAATTACAACGATGCAGGGAAAGCATTGTACAGCGATTTAGACGTTATCGGATTTACGTTTGCACTATCAGACGGGGAACATGATAAATCAACCTCATTCCCTAGCATTTCAACCATTATTTTCGATGAATTTTTAACAGGTCGTTTATATTTAAATGATGAATTTGTTTTATTTATGAATACCGTTTCAACTATTGTGCGGAAACGGGACGATGTTAAAATTTATATGTTGGGAAATACGGTTAGTAAATTTTGCCCATACTTTAACGAAATGGGTTTAAAACATATTACTAAAATGGAACAAGGTTCTATTGATGTTTATAGATATGGTGATTCTAAATTAACCGTAGCGGTTGAATATTGTGATACAGTTGTAACAGATAAAAAAAGCAACAAATATTTTGCTTTTGATAACCCAAAATTGCAGATGATAACCGGCGGAGCTTGGGAGTTAGATATTTACCCCCATTTACCGTATAAATATAAACCTCATAACGTTATTTTTAGTTACTTCATAGAGTTCGATTCCAACATATTCCAGTGTGAAATAATTGAATTAAACGGGACGTATTTCACGTTCATTCATGTAAAAACTACTGATATTAAAGAGCCTGAAACTGATTTAATATATTCCCTAGACTTTAATCCCATGCTTAACTATAATCGAAACCTATACAATCCGGTTAATAAGTTGCAAGAACGGGTATTGTGGTTCTTTAAAACA